CAGTTTAATTAAAATAGATGAAGAAATAATTTCTTCGCCAGATTCAAGTGTAACTTTGACAGGAATTGATACAACTTATGACGTTTATAAATTAGTTATAAACAATGTTCACCCAGGTATAGATAATGCAAATTTATCAATTAGATTAACAGAAAGCGGAAGTCCAAATGAAACATCTAATTATGATAACGCAGCAAAGTTTTTTAGATCTGGGTCATCAAGTTATGGTAATTTTGGTACTACAAATCAAACTTCTTTTGGATTTGGATCTTATATAGGCTCAGATACAGGGGAAGGACTTTCTGGAGTACATTACATTTTTTCTGCTAATTTAAGCGGAGAATATACTTTTATAACGAGTGAAAGAATGCAGGAAGTGGAGAATTGTCAGGAGAACAAGCAGGCGGTATATTTACTAGCGCTAGTTCAGTTGACGGTGTTCATATTTTTATAAGTAGTGGAAATATGGAAACAGGCAGTTTTACTTTATATGGATTAAAAAAATAAATTATAGTAAGATAGGAGAGATATGGCTATTAAAACAATAGAACAATTTAGAACTGAAGCTACGACAGAAATCAATGCTAAGAAAACTGCTAATGGTGGTGACGGTATGTTTGCGCAAGTAAATAAAGTAAGGCGTGAATTTACAGATGCAGAATATACTCAAGCAATTGAAGATTTAGCTCAGTATAAATTAGATCAGCAAGACAACAATTATAAAAGAGCAAGGCAAGAATCATATCCAGAATTAGGAGAACAACTTGATTTGCTTTATCACGATATGGCTGCTGGTAAAGGCGACAATACTGGTGAGTGGTATAAAGCCGTTAAAAAAGTTAAAGACGATAATCCAAAGCCTTCATAATTTTGTGTTATAATCCGATTTATGGATTACATAATAGGTTTTATTTCAGGATATGTTATTAAAGAAATTATTTCTTATATTAAAAGATTATCTGAATTTAAGTTACCAAATAATTATGTAAAAGAAGATTGGGATTGGATTGAATAGTGAAGGCGCAAGTTAATTTAGGACAAATATTACAAGGTGGTTTAGCTGCCTTAGTAGGTTGGTTGTTTAAAACAGTTAATGATTTACAACAAGAAGTAGCAACTTTGAAAGCACAAGTAGTGGCTTATCAAGACAGTATTGCAGGTTTTAATCAAAACTTAATGGTAATAGAAGAAGTTATTAGGGAAATATTATTTAAGGTTGGAGGATAATGGACTGTTGTGGTAACGGTTGTTGTGGTGGTAGATGATTGACAAACTTAGAAAAAACATTGGTTTGGTGTTGGGTCTTTTTACTCTTTTGGGTGCTGTTGCTGGAGGGATTAACACTGCTGGTAGAATGGTTGATACCTTATCTACTATTGATGAACGAGTATCTAATCTCGAAAATATCATAGCTGAAAATCAAGTAGAAGCACAAATATCTGTGCTGTACGAAAAAATATATCAGCTAGAGCAATCTAATTACAATAGTCAATACCTGGAAGATAGAGTTTTAATATTAGAACAGCAAGTGTACGACCTAGATAGTAAGATGTATGACGTTGAATACATAGAAGATAGACTTACTTTCTTAGAGGCTAATCAAAGCAATCATTACCATGATACAGACAACAATAGTGGTATTGAACCATGGGAATTTGACCAAGTTAAAGATAGAGTGCTTATATTAGAGACACAATTTAATGATAAGTGGTGGAAGTTTGATGACTTTGATTACAGAATAGACGATATAAGAAATCAAATAGATGATTTATGGTCTTATACACATGGTCATTGATGATAATAGTTAGTGATGATGGCTCGTTTATTAAAATTTGTAACTGTAAGTATGGGGATATTAACTGTAATTGTAAGTTGGATAGCTAACCCATTAAGTTTTTTATTAGTTAAAATAGAGAATAGGAGATACAATGAAATTAACAGTAGTTAGAACACAGCTAGGCAAAGATGCCACCAACGGAATAGTATTGATTAATAATCAGTTTGAATGTTATTCTCTCGAAGACCAATACCAAGCAGTAAAAGTTATGCATGAAACATGTATTCCTGAGGGTACATACGATATAAAATTTAGAACTGTTGGTGGATTTCACACTAAATACAAGAGTAGATATGGTAACGCACATCACGGTATGCTTGAATTACAAAACGTGCCTGGGTTTCAATACATATTGATACACGCAGGGAACACAGATGAGCATACTTCAGGTTGTCTTATTGTAGGGGAAACTCAACAAGATTTAGACCTAAGTGATGATGGCTTTATAGGACACAGTGGCAAAGCGTACGTCAAACTGTATGATAAAGTTGCTAAAGAGTTACTAAAAGGTAATAAAGTATCTATTGAATATACAACAATACAGAAATTATTAGAGAAACCATTGTCTAATGCTTCTACTGATGATGTTGTACTAGCTAAAAGTGTTATGGAAAAATTACAAGAAATTAATGGTAATGTCATACAGACACAGACTATGTTGAGAGGTAGAATTATTAGATAATGTTTACTAAACTTAAAAGAAAAAGAAACTCTGATGGGACGTTTAAGAAAGACGTGGCGTGGACCCCTTGGAATGAAGCATGGAGTTATAAAATGAGTGATGACTTAAAAGGTATGTTAGAGAAGACCTTATGGACTTTTATCGAAGCATTCATAGGAGCTTTAACAGTGGCACCACTTGTCGGTGTTGACGCATCAGCAGTTCAGTTGGCAGCTATGTCAGGTGCAGGTGCTGCGTTAGTAGTAGTTAAAGAATTCGCTAAGAAAAAAGTAAGTAAGTAATGGCTAAAGTAAGTTGGATGTGGGGTGGCAAAAGGTATTACGGTACTTTAATACGTGAAACTAAAACACATAAATTTGCTAGAACCCATAACGGTAAAATTAAGAAGATACCTAAAAAGAAAAAATGAGTATTGAATATAGAGGCGAAAGATTTTCAGGTTATAACAAACCTAAAGCTACGCCTAAACATCCCTCTAAATCTCATGCTGTATTAGCTAAGTCAGGTGGCAAAGTTAAACTAATTAGATTTGGTCAAAAGGGTGTTAAAGGTAGTCCTAAAGGTACTAAAAGAAATAAAGCATTTAGAGCTAGACATGCTAAAAATATTAAAAAAGGTAAGATGTCTGCTGCATATTGGGCAGCTAAAACAAAGTGGTAAAGGAGGTGTAGGAGTATGCCAATAGATAAAAAAGGTAAGAAAACTAGATACGGTTCTAAAAAAGGCAAGGGTAAAAAAGGTTATTAAGATTTAGGTATTAACGTGGGTGCGAGGACCTACAGAGGCTAAGGAAAAGGGTTGCATGACCTGCCCAATGCGATGGCAAAACAACTGCTCACTTAATATCTACTACCCCAACAATGTTTACTACTATTCCAATGATGCCAACCATCGTTATATACTAACCAACTTGCTAATCGTGTAGAAAATACAGGGTCAAACCTATTCCAACTTCCTTTCATTCGTGTAAGTTTATTTTTAAGCCAACTAAATGTATTGTCATTCCATTGCCACAACCCAATGTCTTTTGTTCCATTGGTGTTACGACCTATTGCATTACTTCGTCCTGAACTTTCACAATAAATAATTAACATAGCTTGTGCTATGTCTTCATCTTCAAAGTATGTGCTGACGGTGGGCAACCAGTCAGCAACATACTCTATTTTTTTTGCATCATTGATGCATATATGGTATTCCTTAATGTTATCTACCGTAAGCGAATAAGGTAAAACGCACATTAAGACTGTTGCAATCATTTGTATCTCTTCCAACGCCATCTCATAAATTCTTCTGCATATATTCTATATAAAAATATTAGTCGTAATCTTAAATCAGATAGCTTATAAAAATTATAATTATTCTTCTTCCTCATAATTGTCTCTCATTTCTGTACGTTTAATACCTCTAGCTTGTAACCCATACGCAGCTACAAACTCATCAACATCATCTAGTGCTACGCATACAAGACCATTAGACATGCCGTCAGGCATAGCTACAAATACAAAAGGTCTTTCATCATCAGGTAAGTTAGTATCACTTTGTTCTTTTGCTTTCATGTATCTGTTCCACAGTGTCTGTACTTGTTGACCTGCTTTAACTTCTACACGCATCCAACCATCCATCCAACCCTCTTCGTGAGCACGTAAGTGTTGCAACTTAGGTTCAGGTATTAACAACTTACGCATAGCCATATACTGTTTCTTACGACCTTTAGCTTTGTTGTTACGCCCTCGCCTAGATGCTACACTACGTTTTCTTTTAGCCATTAGAACGGTGCTATATTCCATTCTTCAGGTAAATCGTCGGTTATCCACCAACTCTTAGAGAATTTACCTGTGTGTGCAGAGCATTCTGATACACTCTTAGCACCACATTTGAAGTCAGGACTTGTTGGTTTTAACTTATCTGTTCTGTTATCAAATACCTTACCACTACAGAATGGACATTTTAAGTCTGTTCTAGGAATAGAACTAGGTTCTTTCATATTGTCCATTATCTTATCTGTTATTTCTTCTGTATCAAATACAGAATTTATAGCTTCGTCAACAGTATCAGCAGGTTTTAATTCCTCAGACATAAATTTTTCTACCTGTTCCAGGTATGTGTTAATCTGTTCGTCTGTCCATTGTGTTTTGTTCAATGGAAACTTCTTTAGTTTTGCATAAGAGTTAGCCATGTCTAATGCTTTCTTCTTATGTGCAGGTGTAAGGTCAGTTAACATATTGTTAGCTAGTGTATCTACCTCTGACATAGTCATAGCATTTTTAGGTGGTTCAGGCTTTACAGATTTAGACATCTCTTCACGACTTGGTCGTGCTTTGTCTGAACCTTGATACATCCAGTTCGCTAACATACGCCCTATGCTCGATGTTTCACAGTTCTCCATCCAAGCATCTGCGTTAGCAAATCCACCTTGTCCTTTAGTCTCCTGTGCTATACCTGTAGCAACAGGGTTGACATCTTCCATGTCTTTATAACCTAATGTTCTAATAGTTACACATGAACCGTCATCGGTTATGTGTACTACTTCTGTGTATATACGACCATTAGGATAGTCTGCCCAAAATTTCTTTAAGCGTTCTTCTACGGTTTCGTAGTCTTCTAAGTTAAACTTAGCCATCTGTATTCCTTTCCTCTTCGTGTGGGTTATACATCTCGCCTACTGCTCTATCTGCATAGTGCTTAGGACTAGCACTGATAGCTGATATTGTAAGCTGTGGTTCTGACCACTCAATGTCAAAGTATTCTTCTATAACTTCGTCAGGATTATCTCCATTCTTCTCAGCTATAGCTTTGAGTGCAGTTCTACGTAACGTAGAGTTGTCTGCACGAAATACTTCATCCCAATCTCTTTTAAGATATTCTTTTAACATACCCATCTCTTTAACAACGAACTTTGGTTTGCTTGTTCTTCTAAATACTAGCGAATGTCCACGCACACCACCGTTCTCAGGCAATTCTTTTGCCATAGTTTGTTGAAATAGCTTCTTGATTGTGTTAAAGGCAGAAGATAGATGACTTAGTTTAAGAAACAAGTCTTCCTTTTCTTCTATATCTAATCCATCCATAAAATCTAGGATGTCATCATCAAATTGTTCTTCTATTTCTTGTGCATTAGCTGTTTGTTGATAAGCAATCTTTGCTAAATATATAATGTCATCAATGTTAATTGGTGTCATTACAATACATCTTCCTGCACAGGTGTTACCTTTGCATACAAAGTTGCATACTGCTCGTCTTTGTTCTGACGTGTTTTATAATCCATCATATAACCCTGAGCTCGTAATTTATTTTTCCAATACGCTGCAGATGAGTTAAGTGTTGATATTGTTTTTATATAGTTTGGACCTATATAATGAAACACTCTGTACCATTGGTCAGTATTCAACATCATTTTTGCTAATGTATCGTCGGTAAAAATAGTATTCTTTCTACCTGAACCACCGTTTGGTACTTCATCAACTGCTTCTGCTGTATTGTCGAAGTGTTCTTCTTTCATATTTCTCCTATCTTTTCTGCTGACCTCGTATTCGACCACGTGTAACTGGCGAATGGAAGTAACAGAATTTACTTTTATTATATTTACTTATAGTTACGTTGCATGTGTCGTTATCACACACACGTCCCTCTTCATAAACTTTGTTTTTCCTGCCAAGAGGTTTCTTACTACCTTTGACATAAGCAGACATTATTTACCTGCCTTTATTCTTGCTTTATAAACTTTTTCATTAACAACTACGTTGTCTGTATTAGCAAATACTTTTTGTTTTGGATTGTTTTCATCTCCAAATGTAATAGTGGTCTTACCAAAAGCACGTGCAATAGCAATTATTGGTATGCTTTTGTGTCCAATAGTTATTAATTCATCTTGTTCATGTACGTCTTTTGCGTACCGTGATACTCCTAAATTACAACTCAATGCCATACTCCTCTCTGTAATAATCTGATGCATCTTCGTCTAATGCACCACCTCTATATCTTTGTTCAACTGCTTCTTTACCACCCATCATGTCAAAATATTCTGTGCGATATTTAGTTATGTCTGCGTCTGTAGGAAATGCAGTTCTGAATGCGTCAATAAATAGTGCGAACTGTGCGTGTCTGCTTTCAATGACGTGCATGTATTCTCTAATCTCTGCGTTGTCATCTAATTGTATAACCATATCAAAGACAGCTTTATCTGCTGATTGAAGATTATATATTTTTTCTACATAGCAAGATGGATTACCATATTTGTATTTCATATTTCCTTTCTGATAGTGTGCCCATTATAATATAGTTTCTACTATATACAAACTATATTATAATAATTATTATTCTTCTTCTAAGTCTATAAGCGTATCAAGTTTTGTTATACCTCTTTCGATAGGTATAAATCTTATCTTGTCCCCATTACGTAGAATAAACAATGGTATATCTCCTGTACCACTGTACTCTATGCTGTCTATACGCCATTTAGACTTGACATTATTATCTGTCATAATGTGATTATATATATGTTTTTCTTTATTTTTCTAGTTTTACTAAATATTCTGCTGTTACGCCACTACCCTCTTTACAGAAGAGTAAGTATTGACAAGGTCTTCCCATAGATGCTAGTTGTTCTTGTGCATAAGTATTGTAACTTTCAGTGCTACCATTTACCCACAATCTAACATCATTAATGTATTGAGTGTTCGGTGTATGGTAATGACCTGCTACTGCGTAATCGAAATCTTCCATCATTCCTGCTGATGCTAACGCTTTCCAACCTAGTATTTTCTTACCAAATCCATACCATGGAAAACCTCCATGACCTCTGACTTGGTCTCCGTGAAACATAAAGAATTTACATTTGTCTCCTAAGTCTGCAACTTTGTACCAATTTCTTTCGTTCGCTAAATTAGGTAAATGAAAACTAATTCTTTTCTGTTTGCTATATAACTGTTCTAAAATCTTACCAAGCATCATGTCTGCGTTACTTTCAGGATGATAGTTTCTTCTTGACCTACCACCTAATGAACCGTGATTACCTATAACCCAATGTACTTCTACTTCTTTGAACTCGTGTAAGAGTTTGTTAAGAAACCCTGTAAGTATTCGTGGTCCATCTACTGTTACTTGTGCGTAAAGTGATGCATCAATTAAATGCTCTTGTCCAGGAAAGATAAGTTCTCCCTCGACTATATCTCCTAAACCTAATACAACAACCTTATTAACAGGGTGTGATTTACGTTGCACTGCTGCGAGTTCGCATATCTTATCTGCATATCTAAGTACACGTTCTTCAGCTTTCTCTGTACTGTAATCAGGTGTAACTTTAGCTAACTGTATGTCGCTTAATAATGCAACAGCTATTTCTTCTCCACCTTTTCGTGTACGTGTATGTGTAGGTGGTGGAATATTAGGAATTTCAAGAGACATGATACCACTTTTACAGGCATCAAAGACTGCGTCTATCAAGTCTGCTTTCTTATCCTTAGCTTTTTCAAGCTGTTTTAAAAGTTTTAAGTTTGTTTGTTTGAGTTCGTGTATTTGTGTGCTCTCAGCTTGTGCTAATAACTCTTCAAGAGTTTTCTTACTTGCCATACGTATCGCCAATTAAGTATCTACGTATAGCTGAGTAACTAATCTTTACGTCGAACTCTTCTTTAAGTATTTTTGTAATCATAGCCATATTAAAATTGTCTATGCCTTTATCTGCAACCCTAGTTTTTAACACAGAAAGAAACTCTTGTGCTTTAGTGGGTAAATCTCCCCACCAACGTGGATATTCCTTTCCGTGTTCTGCTTTTTCAAGCAGTTTATCTATATCTTCCATGCTTTTATCTTAGCATTTCAAATAATCTTGTTTATTTTTCTGAAAATAACTTTAAGTCTTCGTCAGGTCTTGCAACAAGTGTGTATATGTTACCTGTTCTACCGTCTTCCAACTTCTTTGTGTCTGTGTTTATAACCCAACCTGCTTTACGCAAGTCAAATAAGTGTCCACCGAACCGTGTAACGTGTAAATTGTACACAAACTCTAGTGTTGAGACAGGTATTCCTTGCTCTCTAGCAAAGTACAGAGCCATTTCTACTAACTCTCTTTGAGAATTAGCATGTAAAGTCATACCTCTAAAGTCTTTTTCATACTTCCAATGGTTTGATTTATTATATTTATAATCCATTATTCCTCTTCCTCGTATCCATTAAAGCCTTTTTCACGGAGCTTTGTTTTAGTGTGGTCAGTGAACTCGCCGTCCTCTGTAATCCAACCGTAATCCATTGTGTCCTGTAAAAAATCAGACCTTTCTGAATTTGTCTCCAAATAGGCTTTTACTTTTTCATTTTCTACTTTACGGATAAGTGTTCTCATAAACATAAAGACTTGCTCCATATTTAAATTTCCTCCGACAAATAGGTCTTCCATTATTTTTAGATAGTTGTCCATTGATGGATGTTTGTCGTTATCCATCAAATCTTGGTTTACATATCCTTGATAACTTTTTATTTGGTTCATTCTTCCTCCCTTGAAGAAGTAACTTCTTGAAAGTGTTGGTTCATAATTTCTACAATGTAGTGATGTAATGGTGCAAGTAATTGCACATTATTATCTACAACTTTCCAATTAGTTACCAAAGGTATTGATAAAGTTCTGTCAGTATCGCTGTTATCACTACCTAAACGAATGTTTAGATATAACACTGACTTGTCAACCTCGCCTGTGCTTAATGTAATACCTATGTTACGCCATGTAGTTGTTTTGTTTTCGTCTAACCATGTACCACGTACCCACAATTCAGGTTCGTTCTTTAACATAGTTACACCTAACTTAGAAAGTAGTTCTCTACTTTGTTTGTCAGGTTCTATTTCTTTGATGTTCATATTTTCCTTTCTATCATAGATAGTTTGTAACACACAAGACTTTAACGTCCTACTTCCCATTGGGCAAGGGCTTGAATTATGTGCTACAAGCTACCTACACTACGTGATACGGAGGCACCCATATCACGTAGCATGGTCGTAATTACTTGCGTAGTTACGGTAGGTAATTCTAGTTTAGTCAACTAATGTTATAGTTGGTACAACTAATTGTTGAGATAGTTCCTTATATACATTGTATATAGAAGTAGGAAAGCTATCTTCTGCGTTGAGTGTAACAAGTACACCTGTTTGGTCATCGCCATTCTTTAGAATGTCAATATCAATAACATTTTCTGCTTTGTTAAGTAGGAAGTGTACAAAGCTAGAACCCATAGGTTCTACAATGAATTGATTTGTTACGTTCTCTGTTACGCACATACTTTTGTGCGTGTCAATTACACGTTGGAAAGATGCATATCTTTCTGCTCTTTCAACATTCTGTTGTGTAATTTGTTTCTTCCATATTTTACGTGCAATAGCACGGTCTTCTAAGTTATCATATTTTCTAGGTTTTTTGTAACCAGCCATATAATATCCTTTCTGTTAGGCATCGAACCAAACACCATAGTCGGCTTCGCTGTAGTGTCCACGTCCGTATGCAGTCTTATGTGTATTAAAATCATCACGTTCGTCAGGATTATCTTGGTCTAACTCTATAAGTTCGCCAAGTTCCTCGTGTACGTTCCAACCACCCTCGTTATATCTAACGGAGTTCATGTTTTTTGTACCGTAATCTGTGATTTCATTAATTTTTTCTAGTGCTTCACTAGAACTAGAAGCAGGTATGTATGCTTCGTACTCTGCTGTATATTTTAAATAAAATAATTCTTCAGCCATTATTCCTCCTCGTTTTCTACAAGATTAGATAAACCAACAAATACTGATGCAGGATTTATCTTTTCTTTTCGCATTAAAAAGATAAGCATCTTTTCATCTAATGTTAATGTTTCAAATTCTTCCATTATTCCTCCTCGTGTGCAGGTATTTCTAAAAAGAAATCGCCTGAGTAATTGCATTGTGTATCGTCTCCGTACTCTGTACCTCTGAACGCTACCTCTACCTTATGTCCGTCATCAAGTCTGATAACTTCAATACTGTTTTCACTAAAATGAAATCCGTAACTCCATAGGTCAAGCAATTCATTCTCAGTTAATCTTCTAGTTGATGTAATCAACCAATGCCTACTGTCCTGTGAGTATTCCTCAAAGTTGTAGTCAAACTTAGTTTGTTTTTCCATTATTCCTCCTCGTAAAATCCTTTTACGTTAACTAATTCGTCTTCAAATGCTTGTACAATGTCCATGCTTGTAGCTAACCTGTGTTGCGTTGCACCCCATTGCGTCCAACCTACTGAATTTACTTCATTGCTAAGTTCAAACTTACTATCAACACCGTTGATAGTAATAGTTCCTGATACTGTAATTAAATCCATTATTCCTCCTCTAAACGTTTATTGTTAATAGGTTTACCTATTACAATTTCTGCATAGTCTAAAGCTACGTCTTGTACTATAAGTTTCCATGTCTCGTAGTTGTATGCGTCTCGCATAGTGCCTGACTTGTGTATTGTGTCG